GCAAATAAGTTAGAGGCCCTTCTTCCAACTTTAAATGCAGCCGAAGAAACAGCAATTTCTAATGTAGGGCTGGAGACAGAAGCAAAAGTTGCGGGAGTTAAAGCAGTAATTGAAGAGCTTAAGGGAGCAAAAAGCGATTTAAGCGATATACAAGTACTCAGTGACGGTATAACAGATACTTTTGCAAACAGTATGTCAGATGCATTACTATCAATTGCAGATGGAACAGCAAAGGCTAAAGATGCATTTGCTCAAATGGCTAGATCCATTCTTGGATATATTATGGAAATGACTATTAAAATGTTAATTTTTCGTGCTATATCTGGATTCTTTATGCCCTCAAGCGACGCGTCAGGAGTCCCTATAGAAGGCTCCGGCCTGAATACTTATGATTTTGTGTCAAATCCTATGGGAACTGCCACTGTAAGAACAGGTGGCATTCTTGAAAATGGACGAAAACTTCCAGGCTACTCAACTGGAGGAATTGCAAGAGGTCCAGATGCGGGTTACTTAGCTACTCTGCATGGAACAGAAGCTGTAGTTCCTCTTCCAAATGGTAGAGAAATACCCGTACAAATGTCTGGAGCAGCGCAAAATAATAATGTTACTGTAAACGTAGCTGTGGACAACCAAGGAAACGCCCGTACAGAGTCATTTACAGATGATGCAGATGCAGGAAAGCTTGGAGTAGCAATTTCAGAAGCAGTGAAGAAAGAGTTATTAAATCAAAAGAGGGCTGGCGGAATGCTTAGCCCATATGGAGTAGCATAATGCCACAGTTTCAGTTTACGATCGCTGCAGGAGATATTGCTACAGGAGACCCTGCTTCTGATACCATAGTTGTTCCAGACAGAGGATTATCTCGTTCCTCTGCAAATAAAGTACTTACTGCACGATTTGGAGATGGGTACGAGCAAAGAGTGCGTGATGGTATCAATATAAAAATGGAAACTTTTTCCTTGGCTTTTACTAATCGCCCCTTTGAAGACATTAATCGTATTGCTGCGTTTTTAGATGTAAAAGCAGGAAATAATTTTGATTTTACTATTACAGATCATGCTGGAAATACCACTGTAAAAGTAGTTTGCGACTCTTACGATATAAGTTACATAAATGACCAATATCATAATTTAACCTGTACATTTAGACGAGTTTATGAGCCATGACAGATTTAATAGATTTAGTTCAGTTACAAGAGACTGACGACTCTCTTATTACTTTATTTGAGCTAACTCTTCCTCAAGGCACGCTTGTGCGTTTTGCAAATGGATTAAGTAATGGAAGTGATAATCTTTACTTTCCACAAAAAACAGTTGACTCAAATACAAACACATATCCATTACATGAATATTTTGCAATTCCGATAGACTTAGAAGGTATTGATTATACTTCAAACGGTCCTATGGCACGCCCTACGCTTACACTGGCGAATATCCCAAGTCTTACGAGAAGCATTTCTTCTGACGGGGACGGCACAGACGATGAAAAAGTAGTAAAAGAAATACTTGATGCAGAAGGTATAGAGGGAAATAAAAGTCTTCTGGGCACTCGAGTTGTGCGACGAAGAACTTTACTAAGTCACACATACACTGCCTCTGATTCTGCTCCTTCTTCTGCTCCTGTAGAGTTTCCTTCAGATACTTATATCATTGATAGAGTTTCGCAAGAAAATGAGCTTCTTGTACAGTTTGAATTAGCCAGCCCAATAGATTTAGAAGGGGTGCAAGTCCCTCATAGAATTATTGTAGGTAAATATTGCTCATGGGCATATCAAGGCTATCATACTTATGCAAATGGAGGATGTGATTGGCCCTTAGACAGTAAGGGCAGATTTTATGATATAAACGATGATGTAATTACTAAAAACATAGGAACAATCTCTGCATGGTCTTCTTCTGCGACTTACAGTGCAGGCGCCAGAGTTAAGACAACAACAAATAATCACACAAAAATATGGGAAGCTAGACGAGCTGTTTCTGCAAACAAAGATCCTGAAACTCATCAAGCTTTTTGGACGCGACTAGATGTATGCTCTAAGACTATTTCAGGATGTAAAGTACGGTTTCAAGGAAACACATCGGACGATACTTTAGATACTTCAAATTCTTTACCTTTTGGAGGGTTCCCAGGAACGAAAAAGTTTAAATGATAGAAGAAATGCAGACTCACTTTGAGTCAGAATACCCAAGAGAGGCTTGCGGAGTAGTAGGTATTGTTAAAGGAAAGAAAAAGTATTTTCCTTGCGAAAACCTAGCAAATAATAACGAAGAATTCATACTCTCTTCTTCAGATTATTTTAAAGTAAAACAGCAAGCAGACGTAATAGCAATTGTACATACTCATCCAGATGGAGAAGCTGCTCCAAGCGATCACGATATAAATGCTTGTAATGCGTTAGGGATTCCGTACTATATATTCAGTTATCCAGAAATGGAGTTGCACATACAAGAGCCTAAAAAGAATTTAAATCCTCTTGTAGGCAGAGAATACGAGTTTGGAAAACAAGACTGTTTTGAGGCTATGAGAGATTGGTTAGCTTCAAAAAATATAAATATTCCTCCTCGAGCACCTTTTGAAGATGATTGGTGGGATAAAGGACTAAACTACTTTACAGAAGAAACTATCTCTCAGTGGGGTTTTCAAAAAGTAGCAAAACCGCAAGCCAATGATTTATTAATTTTTCAAGTAAAAGAATCTGTTCCAGACCACTGCGGTGTTTATCTAGGAAACGATATATTTTTTCACCATGCAGAAAATAGATTATCTTGTCGAGAGTCTATTTTACCTTTTTGGCATAAGAAAATTGTAGGAATTTACAGATATGTTGCGTAATGTGTATTTAGATGGAGAGCTTGGAGACAAGTTTGGGAAAGAACTAAAAATATCTGCAAATAGCATCGCAGATGTATTTAAGTGTCTTGCAGGAAACTATTCTGATTTTCGTTCTTACTTAATTGATTGTCACGAGAAAAATATTGGCTTTATGTGCGAAGTACAAGGTAAGCCTCTACATGATGAAAGAGAGTTGCTTTTAAACTTTCATGAAGGCGATATGTTCATCTCTCCTCAACCTGTTGGCTCTAAAAGAGGCGCCCAAAAAGTGTTTGCAGCTATAATTGCTGCTATTGTTATTTATACAACGGGAGGTTTTGGAGGTGCCGGAGGTTGGGCCGTAACCACAGAAGGAGTTTTAACTGCCGAGGGTACTTTAGCTATAATGGCTACAGCAAGTCTTGCTAATTTTGGTGTTATGCAAATGATGATGCCTGACCCCTCAACAGATGAAAATGATGAAAGTTACTTATTTCAAGGAAGCTCTCATTCAATGATAGAAGGTGATCCAGTGCCTATGCTTTATGGAGAATTACGCATACCTGGAAGACCTGTAAGCATGATTGTAAGAAACGATGCAGATTATTTTTATAATGGAGAAACTTTAAGTGCAACTTCTGTAGATAACTTAGAGACAGAAGATGCAGCAATTTTACCTCCAGATCAAGATGTAGTTTTAATTGACAATACTATTCCGGGGCCTGCCGGAACAATGAATCCAGGAGAAACAAACAGTAACCCGGCTACTTTTGCAGGTAGGGATCCTACACTAGAAACTCCGGAATATAATGTTAACTTTAGTTACGTATAAGAGATTAAATTATGGGCTCACGTCGTGGCGTAATAACTAGATTGCAAGAAAAGCTTGAGGCGAATCAAAACTCGACCTCTGGAGCAGGGGCGACTGCACAAATTATAGGTATAACCGACTTACTATGTGAGGGTCCTATAGCTGGAGTAGTAGGCGGCCCTACTGGAGTTTATTTAAATGATAATCCTTCTGAGCCTAGTAAGTTTGCAGGATTTAACCCTATAGGAAATCCTGTAGGTACTCCAGACGAAGAAGAAGTTACAATTACTTTTGATGGCACATCGTTTGTAGGTACTATAGCAAATGCTTTTGTACCTGCTGACTTTCAGATTGGAAGAAATCGAAGACTAAATTTAAGAATGCTACATACACAAGTTACAACTAGCACTCCTGTTTTTGATACTGATGAAAATTCTTTAAAAATAACTTGTACGGCAGTATCAGGCACTCCATTTACACAGGACTGGGGTACTTCAAATACTTCAATGGACTTCAACATTCTTGAAAGAGCAAGTGGAGACTCTTGGGGTTATGCAGAATATGTAAGCGATACTCAGATGGTTTTTTACCCGAAATATACAAAAGGGGAACCAAGCGACTATCCTGCCGGCACTTATACTCTAAGTAGAACAAAAACTTGGCCCCTTAAAGAAAAAACTTTAACCACTTTTACTGTAGAAGGTTTTCAGTACGGAGGAGATCCTCCCCCTGCCGGAACATATAAATTTTATGTAAATAAGCA